CTGTTACTGCTTCATGAGATAAACGAACCCATTCCATTACTGCTTGAGCACCTGATGGTGTTATTGGATCATATAGATCACATGTTACATTTTCCCAATTTGCTTTTCCTTTGATTTTTCTTTTCACGTTGATGTGATCAAGAACTACTTCTCCAAATGTAACACTTGGACGAGCAATTTTCTTAATAAGGTATGATGGGATGCCATCAATGTACATTATAAACCTATTTTGTAACTTTGGTTCGAATGCGGTGAACATGGTTTCGTTTGTATTTAATATTGCCATCTTTTTATTTTATTTTATTCCGTTATAAATATATTACTCTCTAATTTTTATGCATCAAATGTTGCTCCTGTTGGTAATACGTTAAAGTCTAGGATTATGAATTCTGCTGTTTTGGTTGGTTGTAAATAAATTCCACCTACTAATTGATTTCTATCAATTATATCTGGTGTGTTGTTACCTTCATCCATTTGTACTCTAAATGCATATAATCCTTGTCTTTGTTGTACTGATTCCAAGTATGGATTAACAATATTTAAGAATCTATTTCTAGTTGCTTGTGTATTTTGTTCGAATACTAAGTATTTTGAAGAACTTGCAATAAATTTCTTAAGTGCAATTAATAATCTTCTTACATTTATTCTATCAAGGGCTGTTGATCTTTCTTGTAATGTTTTCTGACCCCAAATACAAACCCCAGTTGCTGGGAAGGTTGCGATTGGATTAACTTTAGCATCGTATAATTTATCTCTTTCAGCTTGATTTAATCTAATTTTAGCTTCTAATACATTTCCTAATACACCTCTATTTAAACCTGCTGGTGCAAACCATTCTGCAGCTATTGCGTCTGAAGCTGCTATAGCTCCTGGTACAATTACTGATGGTGGTACTAATACTGGTTTGTTAATTGAAGTATCTAATACTTTAACCCATGGGTAATATACTGCAGCATAATTTGTGTCTAATCCGTTTGTTTGGTTTGCTGCTGAGTTTACTGAAGTATCTACTTGAGCTAAATCCATTACATAAAATGCGTCTCCTCTTGTTTCTACCATATCAATAGCGGCATTTGTTACTGAAGAGTGTAATTGTTTAATTACTCCTGGTAATGCTAACATATTAATATCGTATTCGTCTTGGTTAGACATAATATCTAATGCCTTTTTATATGCTGTATATCCTGCTGCACTTGTAGAACTTAAATCAAATCCATATAAATTTTGACCTGAAGTTGTTTGTGTATATGAACCTGCTAATGTACTTTCATTTCCTACAAATATTGGTGTCCATGGTGCTACACCATCTGTACCTCCTTGGAAGGGAACTGTAAATTTAATTTGATCTGCTGTTGGTCCAGTTGCTGCTGCTGCATCTACTGAAGCACTTAGTGCTCCTGTCCAGGTAGCATCTGAATGTCCACTATGATCTTCAACACTAAATGCTCCTGCTATATTTGATTCTGGGGTACTTTGTAGTGGTTTTAAGAAATTATTATTGTCTGCTGATTTTTCTTCTGATTTCCATCCTAAATATCCTCTTGTATTATAAGTTCCATCTGTTCCTGTTTGTTGTACTGTTTCATAAGATGCTGAAGGGAAAATACAATTAACATTTAACGAAGCTGTATTGAATGTATTAGATACTGCTGCGAATCCTTTTGGAGATAATTTAGGAGAAAGTGCTTTAGCATCCACTGCGTCTGCTACTTCTACTCTAATATATTCTGAAATATTTGAATAATTTCCAAGTAATTCAACTTTTGATAAAGTTTCATTATATTGTGGGTATCTATCTCCGATTTTTCTTGAAATATAATTTGGTGAATCTGGATCTAGAGTACAACCATTATATTGTTCTAATATTAATGGGTTTTTATCTGTGTCAGTATATTTTCTTAATATAACTGTAAATGTAGAATATTGTTCTTCATTATCTACATCTGATGGTTCTCTTAAATTGGCAATAGAAACTTTATATTTTGTATTTAATTCATCACCATGAGATATTGTATGTAATCTAAATAATTGTTTTCTTCCTAATGATATTTGTGATTGAATCCATGGTGTTGTAGCGAATGAATATCCTTCTGTTTGGCCAAACCCATTATATACAGCGTTTGTACCACCCATTTTTGCTAATTGGACTATTGAACCTGTTCCAATTCCTGAAGGGTATCCAGATAAATTTCCTGTGGCCATTACACTTGATTGTAATGATTTAAAGTTTATGTAAGTATATCCATTTGTTCCATCGTATGATACTACACCAGATTTACTATTATTAGGTGAATCTCCTAATCGTTTAAATAAGTAATCATTATTTGTTGGGTTTAATGAAGCACTGAATCCAGTATCTACAGATGTACTACCACTTAATATAATTCCAAAACTTGAAGAAATCACATGTCCCGAAGCTGGTGAAAGTACTGATGTTTCTAAAACTTTTGGTGTAGCATTTGTATTTTTAGAAGGGAAAACCACTCCTAATAAAACACCACCTGCTATGGTTGTGTCCGCACCACCTTGTAGTGTTAAAACATCTGTTTCTATTGTTCCACCTGAACCTGTTTGTACTGTAATTGAGTTTCCTGCTGTTCCAGCACTTGAGGCAGTAACTTGTAATGCTGTTGCTGTTGCTGTTGTATCAACACCGATACCTGCAGCATCTATTTCTGCAACTGCATTAGTTATAAAAGTAGCTGTAGATGAACCAGTTTGGAAGAAATATGTGTTGGATGCCGCTAGATCTACTGTATCTCCAGAAGTAGCTGCTATAAATCTATATTCTGTGCCCCCAACTGTGATTTGAACTTCATCACCTGCTGATTGACCAAAAGTACCTCCTATGGTCATGGATCCAGTTGCAATAGCTGCTGTTGTAGTAACACCCGAACCTGCTAATACAGCCATAGGTTCTATATTTGTTGTTGAAAGAGTATATCCACTTCCTCCTAATACTCTACATACAGTTACTGCTCCTGCATTTCTCAAATATTCTCTAACTGTTTGAGGTACGAAGGTTTCGGGGCTTAAAGGCCCAAATTTTCTTTCGTATTCTGAAAAGCTTCTTACTACTGTTGGTACAAATGCAGGACCTTGTACTGTAGGTCCTATTACTGCTGCGCCTATTGCCCCTACTCCTTGGGGTAAGAATGAAAGGTCGTTTTCTCTTGTGAAAACACCGGGTGAAATAATTTGTTCTGCCATCTTATATATTATTTTATAAAGTTATGTCTTTGATTTGTTCTATCATAAATATGAAAAAAGAATGCAAACCAAACTAAAATGAGCAATTAATTTATAATCTACTCAATAATAAATATAATAGGCTTTTCGAAAAACTATTCTGTAGGAGTAAATGTTCCTGTTTCTATATCTAAACTTCCTCTTCCGTATTTGTCTGAGAGAGTTTTTGCTAGATCTTGCTCTTCTTTTTCGATTTTACTGATTTCAGCTTTCACAAGTTCTTCTTGTTCGTTCACTCTAATTCGTGATAAATGAACTCTACCTAATTGTAAAATTATTTGATCCATTCTTATTTGAATGTTTTTTAAAGATTCAATTTCTTCAGGTGTGAATTTTTTAGCTTCTCCCGCTATTTCTTGTGGAGATGGGATTTTTTCTGTTGTTTTTGCTACTGCCATAACTTATATATTTATTTTAATTTATTGATCGGATATACATATATGTAGAAAATAGAAACCGTGTTTTTTAACCATCTAATTTTCGTTTATATCAACTATTACGTATTTTCTCATTTTAAGGTGTGTCTTCACTCCAAGTTGGGGTATTTACTAAAGTTCCTGTATTTTCCGTGCCTGAACTGTCAGCAGTAGAGGTTCCTGTACCCTCTTCCATTTTCCAATACCCCACAAGATTAGAAAGTGCTGAAACGTCAATAGGGGTGCCACTATCATATAAATTAGACATATTTATAACCTCGTCAAATATAGATATTTCGTCTATATATCCTTTAAAAAAAGAATTCTCTGCTAAAGTATTCCTTCCGAAATAACATTTATCTATTGTCCCTGAAAATGTACCTAAACTTGATTGTGTACCCCCAACTTGGCTTCCATTTACATATCCTTTAAGTTCGTCTGCTGACGTATCCCAAGTCATAGCTAAATGAGTCCAATTACCATCTATCTCTTCAGTAGTTGTTACTTCAGCAATTTGTTGCTCACCTCCTGCTTTATATGTAAATCTAAATTTAGAAGTAGAATTTATATATGCTATACTTATTTGATTGCTACCATTAACACTTG